GGACAACTAATAATCATGGTACAGGTATCAAAATTACAGAACTCCCACCCGGTCGATGGACGCAAGACTACAAAGAGTATCTCGACACACTCATGGAAAAGAAGGTCATTTCAGGGTTCATCAATAACAGTACAACAGAAGATGTGGATTTCGCTATACATGGATACGCGGGTAAAAATATCATAAAAGATTTCAAGCTCCAGAAGTCGTTTCATGTGAGTATTATGCACTTATTTCACCCCACAAAGGGTATCAGAAAATACGAAAGTCCAGAAGAGATTCTGAGTGATTTCGTTGAAATCAGAATTCAAACGTATAAAAAACGCAAAGAACACCTTCTTCACGTTCTCAAAGAAAAAACGAAGAAACTTGAAAATATGTCCCGTTTTGTAGACGCGGTCATCAACGAGCGCATCGTCGTATTCAAGAGAAAAAAGAGTGAACTTGAAAGTGAAATTTCAAAATCTTATGATAAAATTGATGGATCGTATGATTATTTGTTGAATATTAAGACATACCAGTACACAAAAGAAGCGGTTCAGAGTCTTAATGATGATACAAACACAATCAAGAAGGAACTCGAAACACTAAATGCAACGAGTCATCTCACCATGTGGAAATCCGATTTAAAAATATATAAACAATAAGTAGTATGTGCGATAGGTCCGGACCAAATACCGGTGCAGCACTCTGCCTATCTGCTATAGGCGAACAAGATACGTATCTGTTGGGTGCAGACTCACTCTTTAATTACAAACAGAAAAGACACTCGGATTTTAGAAAATTCCATAGAAGTTTTAATGTTAATAAACCTAGTTCTGCATCAAGCGGGTGGCCATTTGGTCAAACTGTGAAAGTTACATTTAATCCCAGAAACATGGGAGATCTATTGTCAAATATGTACATACGAGTAAAACTACCCGGTTTATCCAATGGGAATTATAATTATGCGGATAAAGTTGGTAAACACCTATTTAAAAGCATAATTATGCGTGTGGATGAAACTATTCTAGAAATATATAAAGATGATATAGGGTTTATTTATGATGAAATGTATTTAGATCATTCAGAACACGTGAGTAGAACTTACACAGATGGACGTTTCATAAATAGAGAAACCGTCTTATCACCAACATTCAATCTAATAAAAACGAGTGATACCTTCGTATACGTACCAATACCATTCTTCTTTTCTAGAAGTTACGAGTCGTCTGACTACGAAACAAACGTGCATAATAGACCGTATTTTCCTTTGTGTGCTATAAATAAACAAAAATTGGAATTCGATATAGAATTTAGACCACAAACATTTTTTACAGATGACCCAGTCACTCTATCGTTAGATAGTTTCGACGTAGTGACAGAAGAGATCACAGTCACGCCGGAAGAAAGATTATTTTATACTTCCAGTAAATATGAAATGTTTACCGATGTATTCAAGACACATCCAAAAGTAGACACGGAACCCGGAAATGATCAGCTAAAAATTGAACTCACGCCACAAAATAGAGTCAAGACGCTTCACTTTTTCTTTAGAAATAAGATTTTTGAAGATGAAAATATAGCGAGTAACATCTATTCAAGTGATCAATTATATGATTACTATCATAACCGATTTAATTTCACCCCATTTTATTCCTATAGACGAGCGAACGATTCGATTTCAGATGACGTGGCTATATCGGCTAAATTGGTGATAAATGGTGAAGATTTACCACTCATAAATACCGCAGATTCTCATTATTATAGATACTTGACTACTTTAAATCATAAATTTCACAGCACCCCAAGGAATATATACACATATAGCTTCTCTATGCATCCAAGAAACGTCGATCCATCTGGGAGTCTCGATTTTACAAACATAAAAAACAATCGAACCACCATAGATTTTAAATTAAATCCTTATCACGGAACAACGGAAACATTTACATGTCATATATATTATACATCTTATCAAACATTTACATTTGAAAATGGATATTTAACCACGCGCGAAGAACCAATATCATATTCACCTATCGTAGAAGAATATGGCACCGGGGAATTCGTAGCAGTACCCGAAGAGGGTGCGATTATGATCGCATCATTTCCCAAATAAATCACATTTGTGCTCTTTTATATATTTTATGATTCCATTTTTTATACACCACTTGATGAAATTGAGCTGTGCAACAGTCGTATGAATTTCATCGTGTGTTCCGGGAATCTTGTATGATATCTTATCCGACCTGCAAAATGGGTCAAATAGTTTCTTGCTATATCCATCTAATGTCGATTTGTAAGCACAGTGAACACTGAAAATCTTACCGTCGTTTGTCTTATACATCAAATTTGTCTTTTTAGAATAGTTCGTGATAAACCATTCCAAATTTCTAAGTGAAATGCCACCGGATTTTGAAAGTATCTGTGTGAGCATCTCACCATTTTCAGATGCACCATAAAATGTGTCTATTGAATTTAATAGGATATCCGATTTCCTCATATTACATAATACATCTCAAATCTCTAAATTGGTTAGTATTCGAATTTTCACACGCGGGACATCCTGCTTTAAACATAGGAGGGAATGTGTGATTGTGTCTAACTACCGTGTTCATATTTACGGGTTCATGAAGTTTCGATGATCCGGCGTGTGAAAGGCAAAATCCTTCGTGACTCGCCTTTCTAGTGCATGGCTCTCCACCTTTTTTTATACCGAGACAATACCCCCTCGGGTTAGGTAAATCTCTGAGCAAAAGTTTGAGTGGTATGTTATGAATTTTACATATATTTTGTGCATATATCAACATTCTTTCGTGACACACCTTTTCTACCTCATCTTCGAATACACGCGCGAGATTTTCAGAAATCTTCATCCCTTAATACATCATAGCTTTTAATTTTTAAATGGGAGATCATCGATGGGAGTCTCCATTTTCTTTTTTTGTCTTCTTTTTGGTTTGATCTTAGTAAGAAGTTCACCAAATATCTCTTCTTTTGGATCATCAAATAGCGGCTCGAGAAGATCACAGACTGGGTTGATGAACTTGTTCATAAAATAATATTCGTAATCGACCTGTAGTACATCACTGTGTTCACTCACATACTTTGGATCTTCCGATTTCTCAAAAGCCTTTGCCTTAGGATCGTCCGTCTTCACGAGAATGTAAGGTACGCGATCACCAGATTGTGGTTCGGATCCAGGTTGTCGCTCCCGCATTTTGCGTACAACTTGTACGTGAGCTTGATTAATATCCCTGATATTCGGGCTATTTATAGATACACTCTGCCCCTTCACCTTATAAGAATCAGAAAGACCCTGTGAAAGTGTGAGTTTTTCGTTTGGTACATCTCCTTCAATCAGCTCTATGGCTCTTTGAAGTGCGAGCGCCTTTGGTGGTTCGATGTCACTACTTTCAAGTACTACATCTAAAAGTTCCTTGCACACTTCTCGTACATGTGCGGTATTGTCGCGTCTCACAAGTTGAAGACCTTTTACATCTATGTAATCCATGTTCATCTTACCATCCTTACCCCGCGTCCATAACTTTGCGGCGTATCGTTTCTTACTGTATAGGAAATAGGGCCAATATACCTTTTCAAGTTCCAAGTTGTTTGGTTTTTTAAAAAGCGCTGAACATTCGTCGGCAGCTTTTTCACCTATCTTCCAACTGTATTCCACAGCTTCTATGCCTTTGCGGTCACCTACGTCAAATTCAACCATGACACTATCGGTGTCCCCATACCTCACTTTAGCACCAGGAAAGTTCTTTTCCACATACTCCTTTGTTTCATCGATCATACTACGACCCTTCGTCGTTACGGTGGATGCAATATTTACACACGGGAGCATACCTTTAGAAGCTCCCGTGAATCCATATACAGAGTTCATACTGATCTTGTATGCCAATTGCTTACCATTGTACATCGCTTTCAATGCACCCGTCGATGAAGCCATATCTTTCTTCGCTTGTTTTCTGAATTGCTTCAACTCGACGAGAATACTCGGTAGAAGCGTCGGAACTCCTTGTGCAAACTTACAGAGTCGCTTTGTCGGTGGTTGCCCCTCAACTTTATTCGGTACAGGAATTTCGAACGTTTCATATTCCACACCCGGTACGTTTTCGTATTTAGGATCCATGACAAGACTCGAATAACAGAGATTGTGTGCCATCATGATTGAAGGATACAGACCTTCAAAATCTAGAGCCGTGATCGGCTTGTAATACGCACCTTTTTGTGCTTCAAGGACCGTTGCCCCTTCGTAGCCTTGATCACCGAGTTGTCCATATTGAATGGTGGGTACCATGAATCCCATTTCCCGCGCCTTTTTCGTGAGTTGACTGAATACTTTGATCTGTTGACCCCGCTCGACGAGATAACACAATGGAACCCATGTCGCTTTTGCCATTTCTAGAAGATTAATTAGAATGCATAGCTTAGACAACAGGCGATGTGGAAGTAAAGTGTCCTTGATACAATACTCCGCGACTTCCCGTAATTTTACTGGATCACCCTCTTTGTATCTAGCAAACATCTCCTTTGCGGGCATATCAATTTTATTGTCTCCGAGATACAATTTTGATACGTTATCCAATTTATAAGAGTCGAGTTTGTACCCTTTCTTGACTTCATG